CGATGGTGAATGGTCACAGTTACTGTACATGCAATCTTTATATGGAAGAGGGGGGGTGGCTGTAGATTGGCAGGAAGAATTTGGTAATAAAGCACGTGAACCCAAGCCAATCCTTGCTTTTAATGGGTCCAACTGGTCACAGAAAACAGCTTCAACCATTATAAAGGACAGCATTGCTGAGGTCGTATCAACAGCTTTCCCCAGGGCCAAGCCCAACACATTCGATTCCTTTATGGACGATGCATATGAATGGTTAGTGTCAGGTTCATCAGCGGGCATACCAAGCGTGCTCAAAAACTCAGACATGAGAGAGGAGCTGCTCAAAGAGCATGGGCTGTACCCAAGACCTACCAAAAGGTCTGTGATGGAAGCTATCACCAGAGACAAGGTGAAGTCAATACTAGCGACTAAACCAGCTATAGTAGCAAAAGCCCATATGAAACTCAACGAGACGGGAGGTAAAGCTAGAGCTATTTATGGTGTTACTATCTGGCACTACATCTTCTCCAACTGGTTAGTAGCCCCAGTGGAAAAGAACCTGTCGCATCCAATGATAGACATCAACCTTCCAAACAGAAAATTTGTCGATCAAATGCTCAGTAGGGCTAGTCAAAGTAGAGCATCCACTGTATTCAGCTCGTATGATTACCCCGATTTCAACAGTATGCACACTCACCAACACATGGCTCTGATCTATAGCAGCGTGAAGCACTACGCTATGTCGGCTCTCAGACACACGCAAGTAGCACAAGAAGATATAGAACTGATAGATAGCGGTTACGACTGGCTCATCGAGTCCGTATTCACTCAAGTGGTGTTGCACCCGGAAACAGGACAATTGGTGCAAACTGTAGGCGGCTTATATAGCGGCAACCGTGATACCACACTTATTAACACACTGCTTAATATTGCATATGCCAAAGTTGTCGACATAAGCGCTATCAACCTGGGTGTATCCACGGGACTCCGTTCCAGACTGTGCCATGGTGATGACATTATTTCAACCCACTCAACGTACAGTGGGGCCCTAGCGTGGAATGAAGTAGCTGGCAGAGCTAACCTAGGTGGCCAGGAAAAGAAGCTTCTAACTGACAAGTCCTACCACGAGTACCTAAGAATAATGGGTACCAAGTCGGGGGTACTCGCGGGTTGTATAGCTAGAGCATGCGCTACTTTTGCCAACGGTAACTGGGAAACGGACCGAATGATCGGCTACGATAGCAAGTTACAAGAGATATATGCCACGGTAGGAGTGCTCATGAGACGCGGGGCAACGCCAGCAGCAGGCAGAGCTCTGTGGCAAGCGGCGTTCAGAAGAGCTACCGCTAATTATGGATGGGACGCGATAGCTATAGGTAAAGC